CTCTGATTGGCCGACGAAACCGTGAATGATTGTATTTATATTAATGGTGAGCATAGGGGGGCAAACGGTATCGCGTGATTGCGATGAAGCGCTATGTTTTGAGGATATTAATCGCTGCCTCTATTTCGCTGAGCGAATCAATCAGCAACCGCAAGGAGAAGACATTACGGCTTTTTGCCAGCCTCTTAATGCCGAGGTTGGTTCAAGGTATTACCGATGATAGATATAGCATTGGCTGCCTCTGGTGCAATTAAAGCGTATGAACTGCTCCGCAAGGGAATTGATAAAGGCAAAGAAATTGAGGATATGTCTGGAACTGTTCGGGCTTTTTTTAAGAGCAAGCACGAGGTTGAAAAGGGAATAGAACAGAGGCAAAAAGCAAACAACGATAATCCGCTTGTTGGCTCAAGCTTAGAAGAAGCTGTAGAACATATCGAAGAATTAGAGGCAATCAAGCGCGCTGAAGAGCGCATCAAATGGATGTACATAAACGCAGGGAAATCAGCTTTATGGGGGAAGATTAAAAGAGAAGCAGAGCGCAGAGACAGAATAAAGGCCAAAGCCAAAGCTGCTGCCGCTTTAAAATCTAGCGAAAATGCTCAATTAATAAAAGATTTATTATTAGTTTTAGGACTCTTCATAGGCGGGATATTTGTTACTGCTGGTATCATATATCTGGTATTTAGTGGTTCTCTTGATTAAGCCTTATAATACAATTATGTTAGTATTCTTAATCCAAATAATCTTAACTTTTTTTGGATAATGGAGGTAGAAATGTGAGCAATATCGACCCAGTTTTATTAAATACGGCCTGTTCTTATGCAACAAAGGCTTATGATGATGAAATTGAGGATGCTATAAAAATTGAATCAAAGCTAACATCTACAACAGCTTTTATAATAAAAAGAAAAACCATCGATATTATAGTATTTAGAGGAACACAGCAGGCTAGGGATTGGCTTTTTAATCTTTCTGCTATTCCTGTTCCTTACGCCTCTCGTCTTTGTCACTCAGGATTTGTTATTGCTCATGTGTCGGTCTGGAGCAAAATCAAAAAACACATAGATATGAAAAAACGCACGTTGATTTGCGGACATAGCCTCGGCGGTGCATTAGCAGAGCTATCGGCGGCTAAACTTCACAAAAAGCACGATAATTTGAATTTATGCACTTTTGGCAAACCGAACACATTTTTTAAAGGGTTTAAACGCCCTATGAAGCTCGATAAGCAAATGTCTGTGGTAAATGGTAGTGATACAGTGGCTAAAATACCACGCCTCTTATATGGCGCGTCAGTGAGCCAGACGATGCTTTACTTTGCCAACTCTGGACAAGATTTGATAAATCCAGATAAATCGAAAAGACTAAAAGATGCAAAAATAGGCGATATGGTCAGCGACCATTTTATGGGTGGCTATGTTGCGCGTGTTAAAAAATGGCAAAAGAAGAGGAAGAAGAAGCGATGAAACTATTATTACCACTTATATTTTTGGCTGTTAGCTCGTGCTCTGTTTCGGAGGATATGATTGCTAACAAACAGCTATATTGTTCTGGAATATATAAAGGAATCAGGTCAGTAGGACGTGTAACTACTGAAGTGACTACAGGAATAAGAATACCTGACGTATGCGATACGATTGATGAGATTGTAGAGGAAGATTCTGCGGGAAAGTAATAAGGAATGTTGAGGCTATTATTAAACTATGGTTAATCTATGAAACTTAATGGACTTTTAAAAACCCTTGCCCCTACGATTTCCAAAACAATCACCGCTGGAAATCCAGTAGCGGGTATGGCGGTTAAAATACTGGCTGACAAGTTAGGAATAGACGAAAAAAATCCATCTAAAATTGAAAAGTTTTTAGAAAAAAATCCAGAAAAAGTCTCTGAAGTTAAGGAAGCAGATAGGGAATTTGAAGATAAAATTAGGGAAATGGAAATTGACCTAGAGGCTTACACAATAGAAGCTCAAGATGCAAAGGATGCTAGAATACATTTCAGCAAAGACAGAACAAGCAAGGCTTTTGCCTTAATAAGTTTAATAGGCTTTTTATTGTATTGTTTCTTTGTAACCCTGATGGGTGTAGATGGTGATGCGGCTACAACAAATCTCGTAATAGGATATTTAGGGGGATTAGTTAGTAGTGCGGCATCTAGTTTTTACGGGTCGAGTAATGCCAGAAAATAATATGAAAGAATTAATTGAAATGCTAAAACGCCATGAAGGTGTTGAAACCCACGCTTATGAATGTAGTGAGGGGAAAGTTACCATAGGCTGTGGACGTAATATCGACCAACGAGGCGGCTTGGGCTTATCTGATGATGAGATTCAATATTTGTTAGAGAATGACATTGAGCGTGTTATCAAAGAGTTAGCAGAAGAATACGGATGGTTTAATTCATTAGATGACGTTAGAAAGGACGCCATGATTAATCTGTCATTCAATCTAGGAAAAACCAGATTAAAAGGATTTAAGAGAGCGCTATCAGCTATGGAGAGAGGCGATTACAAAGACGCCGCAACGGAATTTTTGGACTCCAAGTGGGCGAAGCAAGTGGGCGGTAGGGCTTTGGAAGTTACTGACTTAATCCGTACAGGTGAGTATGTCTAATCCTTACATCTTTACCGCTACGGTATCTAAAATTGTAGATGGGGACACAATGTATGTTACAGACATCTCTCTTGGTTTTGGTAATTGGCATTGCGGTGATACTGGGCGTGGCATTTGTTTACGCCTTAATGGAATTGACACAGAAGAATCTCGGACTAGAGATTTGGAAGAAAAAAAGTATGGACTTGCAGCAAAAGAATTTGTTAAAGCGTTCTCGCCAGTAGGCACAGAGGTTACTTTAAGAACCTATAAGAAAGGCAAATACGGACGATGGCTGGCAGATATTAAAGTAGGTAACAAGTGGCTGTGTAAAGAATTGATTAAAAATCATCACGCAGTTGAATATCACGGACAGTCAAAAAACGATATTAAGAAAGCTCATCTTGCAAATAGAAAGCGGGTTGTATTAAGCGACGCCTAATCTCTTTTTTTCAATTTTTATTTTTTCTTTTAAATCATCTAGCATATCTAAATAGTCGGCCTTATAAACTTTTACAGGGCGTTTCTGATGCTCTAGCATATTATTAACTTTATCGTAGCCATAAGTTTTCTGCATAAAAATGGTGTAATTTTGTGAGGCCACCCCATATTTCATGCCGAAGTTATTACAGCCATGACATTGCGCGTGGATATTCTTGCCATAATCGCTGCAAGATTCATACCTTAAAGCGTGGTAACTGCTAGAGCCTTTAGGAATAAAGTGACCCCCTGCTAATAGGGTAAAATGTTTAATTGTTCCACATGAAACACATTCACAATAACCATTATCATCTGCCGATTTCAGTCTCGCTAGTAACTGCGCTTGTGTTAAAGCTTTTTTTCGTAATTTCTTGGAATCCATATTTATCAGGGAAAGGTACATCAATACCCGCTTGTTGCATACACCACAGGTTTAATATTTTATGAATTTCACTAATTTCTACAGTAGTAGCATCAGCAGTAGATTTTTTGCCTGTTTTTACTTCAAGTATAGGTTTAAATAAACCTTCCTTGATACTATGTGCTGTCCAGTTTAAATCCACCTTGTTAAATATTTCATGTTTTTGTGTGTAGCCTGCATCATTAAATGCTTCGGCCAGCAATTCAAAATATTTATGAATGGCAGAATTTTGGGTTATTGTGCGTATTTTGTCAGTCGACATTATGATTACCCAATTCAATAAATTCATGGAATTCCATATCAAATATCTTAGTTAGCTCGATTGCCCTAGATACTGTTGTATCCTCTGAATTTTTTAAATAATTAAAATTTTGTTTGTTCATTCCTAGCCTTTTTGCTATTTCGACATTTTTTATGATTACCCCTTGCGATTTTTTTTGGGCTACAGCGTTTTTGATACTCTGGCCTATATTGATATTCATCGTTAACTCCTTTATGATTATTTTGCTATAAGCCAAATAGCGATAGTTCTCCTTGAAGCCCTTAGTATTAACCCTACTAGGGGCTTTTTAATTGGTGGCGGTTTTCGGTCACACTACCGCC